CACACTACACAGTGCCAACTTGGAAGTCAACAGATACTGTACCACGTCCAACAGGAAGTGTATGGGTTAAAACTACGGCAAGTAACTTAGGTTTCTTAGCAGACGTAAGTTCATACTCAACTGCAAACACTGCTTTTGTTAGCAAGAATGCACCAGCGTATGAAAATGATCAAACAGCACTTAAGAATCTAGACACAACTGGCGGTAAAAATATTGCTGCAGGTAGTTACTATGTACAATACGATGTAAGTGAAAACGACACTGTAACTTACAAACTGTTCCAACGTTACAGCAGTGGTGAACTAGAAGTAACTGGCACAGTAGACAGTGCAAATCCACTTACAGCAAGTGAAACATTTACAATCCAAGCAAGTGCTGCAAACAGTACAACACTTTCAACAGCAGTAACAGTAACACTAAGTGGAACTAGCCTAGCAGATATGGCAAGTGACATTAACGGTGCTAACGTTGCTAACGTAAGTGCAAGTGTTAACAGTGCAGGCAACTTGGTTATCAAGCACTCACTAGGTGGCGTGATTGTAGCAAAAGACACAAGTGGTACTCCACTAGCAGATGCAGGCATTAGCACAGGCATTACAACTGGACAAGTTCGTGCAGGTAACAACAGTGACTTGATTATTAGTAACTGGATTGCTCCAACTTACACAGCGGCTACAAGTGCTCCAAGTGCAAATCCAACAGATGGTACACATTGGTATCACGGTGGGTTTGAAGCAGACATCCTAGTACACGATGGTACAACTTGGAGAGGCTATCAAACTATTACAGATGCTAGAGGTTATGCACTAGCAAACACAAGTCCAAATGGTGTAATCTTTAGCACAGCAGAACCAACACAACAAAGTGATGAAACTGCACTAGTTAACGGTGACCTTTGGATTGATACAAGTGACCTTGAGAACTATCCAGCACTTTACAGATATCAAACTGTGGACGGAGAACAGCAATGGGTTGCTATTGACAAGACAGACAACACAACAGAAAACGGTATTATATTTGGCGATGCTCGCTTTATTGGTGATACAACAACAGACGTAGTAACAGGAACTATTCCAACAACTAAGACTTTGTTGAGCAGTGACACACTAGACATTGACCGTCCAGATCCAACTGTTTATCCACGTGGTATGTTGCTATTCAACACACGTCGTGGTACATACGGTGTGAAGAAGTTTAGAAGCAACTACTTCTCACGCACAAACTTCAGTGACACAACTGTATATCCAACACTTCCAACAGAGAAGGATGCATGGGTTACAGAAAGTGGTAGCCAGTTTGGACGTAAAGCAGTTCGTGAAGTTGTTGTAAATGCAATGAAGAGTTCATTGGATGCAAGCACAGAGTTGCGTGAAGATGCAAGAACATTCAACGTTATTGCAGCTCCAGGATATCCAGAGCTAATAAGCAACATGGTAAGCCTAAACAATGACAGACGTCAAACAGCATTTGTAGTAGGTGACAGTCCATTGAGACTAGCGGCTACACCAACTGCTATTGAAAACTGGGCTACAAACACAGCAGGTGCTGCAGACAACAATGAAGATGGACTAGTTACTAGTGATCCATACTTGGCTGTTTTCTACCCAAGTGCAAGCACAAATGATCTAAGTGGTAACAGTATTGTTGTTCCTGCAAGTCATGCAATGCTGAGAACTATTGCAAGAAGCGATGATATTAGTTTCCCATGGTTTGCACCGGCTGGTGTAAGACGTGGACTAGTAGACAACATTGCAAGCCTAGGCTACATTAACAGTACAACAGGGCAGTTTGTTGTAGACAATATCCGTGAAGCAGTAAGAGATACACTGTACTCAAACAGAGTGAATCCTATTGCATTCTTTAACGGTAGCGGTATTCTTAACTACGGTAACAAGACTCGTGCTCCAAGCACAAGTGCGCTGGACCGTATCAACGTATCACGTTTGACAGGATACCTAAGACGTCAACTACAAACTATTGCAACTGGCTTTGTATTTGAACCAAACGATAAACTAACAAGAGATGAAATCAAACAACAAGTTGAACAAACTCTTAACGATTTGGTTGCAAAGCGTGGTATTTACGATTACTTGGTAGTGTGTGATGAAACAAACAACACTAGCGAAAGAATCGACCGCAACGAGTTGTATGTAGACGTTGCTATCGAACCTACTAAGGCTGCGGAGTTTATCTTTATTCCGATTAGACTTAAGAACACAGGTGAGATTGCAAGCGGTAACGTAGCGGCTGCAAGCACAGTTTAATAAAAATAAGAAAAATATGGGGGGTTGAGATACCCCCCATTTTTTATGACTGGAAACAGATAAATACTTTTATATTATAATAGGAGCGAAACGAAATGTCAGTTTCATCATTAACAAAGTTTACAGTACCTATTGACGGTGATCAGAGTGCATCAAGCCAAGGCTTGTTGATGCCAAAACTAAAGTATCGCTTTAGAGCGAGCTTTGAAAACTTTGGTATCAGTACTCCGCGTACTGAAATGACTAAACAAGTTATGAACATCACAAGACCTGCGGTTACTTTTGAAGAACAGCAGATTGATATCTATAACAGTAAGGTCTATTTGGTAGGTAAGCACACTTGGGATCCTGTAACTATCACTATGCGTGATGATGTAAACGGTGGCGTCACAAAGTTGTGTGGAGAGCAAATCCAGAAGCAGTTTGACTTCATGGAGCAGAGCAGTGCTAGTTCAGGTATTGACTACAAGTTCGTTACACGCTTTGAACTACTAGACGGCGGTAACGGTGCTAACACTCCAACAGTGTTGGAAACATGGGAACTATATGGATGCTTTGTGCAAAACATCAACTACGGTGATTTGGACTATGCGTCACAAGACCCTGCAACCATTACTATGCAGATTAGATTTGACAACGCTGTACAATCTCCACTAGGTGATGGTATTGGTGCCGCAGTAACGAGAACACTTGGTCAAACAGTAACTGGCTAATAGGAGTTTTCTATGGCTAGTGTGAATCCATTACTCAATGGTTTATCAGCGACAGGCACAGTGCGTGACTACAAACACGGGTCACGCACTTTTGTTGATAACAACTTTGAACTACAACCACGTTACAGTAATCTGTTTCATGTTGTGTTTGAGTTTACGCCTGACGCAAGCACTTTATTCAATACAGTAGAGCAACTGGAAATACCTATACTTGTAAAAAGTGTAGATCTTCCGGCGTATACCATTGACGTACAAACACACAATCAGTATAATAGAAGAACACAAAGCCATCACAGAATAGACTATCAACCTATTACTGTAAGATTCCATGACGACCAAAAAGAAGTTATTAGAAATATGTGGCACAAATACTACATATTTTATAACGCAGATCCAACATATGCATTAGACGGTAATAGTTATACTACTTCAGACAAGTATACAGATCGTGTACAGCAACAATGGGGATTACAAAGAGGCAATAAACGTTTCTTTAAAAGCATAAAAATCTACAGCATGCACAATCATAAGTTTGCTGAATACACGCTTATTAATCCTATTATTACAAGTTTTCAGCATGACGCTCATGCATATGCTAATGGTTCATTAATGGAACATACAATGCAACTTGCATATGAAACTGTGAAATATGCGACTGGTTATATTAACAATATAACTCCACGTGGCTTTGGTGATATACATTACGATGTTGAGACTAGTGATTTAAGTAATAACTTACCAGACAACCAAGCATTTATTGATGGAAGTTTACAAAGTGTAGAAGGTCAACGCAGTAGAGACTTGTTTCAAGGCAATGTTATTGGTGTTATCAAAGATGCAACAATCATACATGATGAAGCAAGACTTGGATTTAACACAACTGGAGGATTGTTACAGGATACTCTGGCTATTGTTGCAAACAATGCACTGACAGGTAAGAAACTTACCAGTAATGTGCTTGTGCCTGTGACAGGTGCTATTGAAAACTTAGTAACCAACAAAACTACTGGAAAGGATGGTATTGTAGATACTGCTGAAGACTATGTAAGAAAAGGCGTGAACTTTATAGGCGACGTATTTGAAGGTAAAATCACAAGTCAAGGTAACAATATACAAACTTCAAACGACACTAGAAGAGTCAGTCAAAATGACATAGGTGGTGCAAAAACTTTACCTTCAGGAACTGGAACAATAAGTAATCCAGATAACATGAGTGACCTTATAACTTCATTTAGAAAAGGTCTAGGTATAGGCAACAGCAGGATAAGTTAATGTCTCAAAAAACAAATCTACCTCTAGTAAATCCAGCTGATGTGTTTGATCAGCGTGTGCAAGATTATTTTGTAAACTATTTTAACGATGACATTGTTATGACTGACAATGAATACGAAGCTGCTAAAGCATTTTTCATTGCTAGAACAAACACAGAGGAAGCCGCCGCTGCACTTACCGCGGCAACTATAGAAGGCGCAAATAGACTCGACGTATACATTTTAGATATACTACAACAGTTTGAGAACAGCGAAGATCTTAAAAGTGCAGTTCCAACATTTTTAAATCTAAGTCGTAGGTCAACTAGTTTATTGG